GACTTCTATAGCTCATTGGCCGGTCTTGAGCAAATGAACATGGCCTTCGATAATGTTGGTGGTCTCTTAGATCAGGCCGAAAAAGAAGGCATCAAAGGTACTACTGGTACTGCTGGCGCGTTCTATCGCATCATGGGTGAGGGTACGACTCTCGTCTCTATGGCGGCTCAGGCCGCTAAAGAGTTTGCTAAGGGCTCTCCTGACGGTAAGGTTTATGACGAAGGTCGGCAGGACTATAGTGAACTCACTAACGTAAAGAAGTACGACGATGTGTTCAAGAGTTTCTCTGGTGGCCAAGCTCTCTCAGCGAGAGTCCGGGCCTCCATGATTAACCTTGCGTATCTCATGGCCATTACACAGGAATCCTCAGCCCGAGCGATTTCAGACAATGACGTTAAATTGCGTCTCCAAACTTTGGGTTCGGATATTAGCAACGGCAAGAGTGTTAGGCAGATTCTGGAAGATCGGCGTTTGGATGCCATGAACGGCATGGAAGCCCGCCTTCACAACGATCCTACGTTCTCTACTGATCCTTTCATTACTAATAGGTTCGGTGAGCTTAAGAAGAAGTACATCACTGATCGCCGCAGCACTACTGAGGCATTGGGTAATCCCAACGCTGGCCGTAAGCGTCCGGGTACCGTTCGCTTAGGTCCTAAGGGAGTCGTGATAGAATAATGCCGCAGTCGATTACATTTGACTTTGATGACGGGACTTCCGAAGATAAGGAGCTTCCTGATGAGGTCTATAATCTCGTCGTAAGCGATCCCAACTACGCCAAGGTTCTGCACGATCAAGTGCAAACTGCTCACTTCCTCGGGAAGAAGATAGATAGCACCCCGTTCAAATATAAGAGAAAAGTCTACGACCCTCGCGGTGGTGGAATGTCTATGCTATTGCGGGATAGTGAAGAAGAAGCTAATCGACGCAATGAACTAGCCGCTGGTGGTATTACCGTTGGCGCTGGTCCCTTTAGCAAGGCTGAGATTGGCTACTTTCAGGGCCTCTCTAAGGATAATCCCCAAGAGTTCGCTGAGTTCTTCATCCCCAAGGTGAAGGAAAAGGTCGACCCGGACGGTAACATTGATCCACGCCACCTAGTTATGGTTGGTCAGGATAACCGGGTTCGTTTCCTAGATTTGAAGAGCAAGGCTAACCCCGGCGGCACCAACAGGTGGACCGAGTTCGAGGGCCTGCCTATAGACCCGTTCAACGCCTTAGAGATAGGGTTGGATGCGGCTGGTTCCATTAGCGGAGCTACGCAAGCGCGTAAGGCTATGCTGAAGCCCTTCAAAGAGGCTGCTTGGCAGGCCGCTGGCGGAGCTGCCGGTACTACTGATGCTGAGCTTATCAGGCTTGGCTTGGGTAAGCTCCACGGCATCAATAAAGAGATTGATCCTGAGGAAGTTCTTGGGGCAGTCACTAAGGGTGCTGGCTCTTTTGCGGCTGGTGAGTTTGGCTACGGTGTGGGACACGTTTTCCACAAGTGGCAACACCCCTATTTCTTCAACAAAGATGTGGCAGAAAACTTTGAATCCGGGTTAGCTCAGGGTTCCAGCGTTACTAGGGATATCCGCGAAGTTCAAGATCGCCTCGCTCCCGGCAGTAAGGAGTTCGATCCCGACGTTGCTCAAAAGAGCGGTGAAGCGGCTCTCATGGATTTGAGGGCTACACTACTTAGTCGTGGCGGCGGCTCTTCCGAGATGAAGACCGTCGCGCGTCTTCGCGCGAAGGATACCTCGAACAACCGAGTCCTCAATCAGCTTCTAGACGACATGACGGCTACGCCGGAAGTGTCAGCTCTTGAGGTTGGCCAAGCTACTCAGACAGCTCTTGAGCAACAGATCAAAAACTCTCCCGCTGGTGTAGAGAGGGATAAACTTATAGCTCTCTGGAACGAGAACCTCAAGAAACAGAAGGTTCTTCGTAACGTTCCTGAGACAAACGAAAAGGGCCGCGGATCACTCATTGCTGCGATGCAGGGGTCTCCCACTGAACGCATTGGCGAGAAGATCACACGGCCCGCTACGGGACTAACTAAGGTTCTGGAAGGCTACCAAGAGGCAGAACAGAAGGCTTGGAATGGCTATGAATCTCAACTTCACGAGTATGAGAAGGCATCTAATAACGGCCAACCCATGCAGGTCAACATCAAAGAAGTGTTGCCTTCGCTTGGACAATATGAAAAGAGGGCAGCGGAAGCTTGGGATAAACCCGGAGCTACTCGCTTCTCCAAGGTGTTTCAGCCGATTCTAGATGCTGCGGATAAGGATGGTGGGTTTGTTACTCTTAGCGAGCTTAACTCCAACCTCTCGAACATGAAGGAAACCCTTCGTGTTGCTTCCCACAATGCAGACCAAGAGGGTCCCGCCGTCGGAGCCCTTCAGACAGCTATCGGCAACCTTCAGAAGGTTCGAGATAACTGGATCACTAACGTTATGCGTAGGCCGGATATAGGGGATGCCCTTCTGGCTGCTGAACACACTACCAAGCAGGTCCACGACTTGACTAACCGTAGCGTGGCATCACAGATGCTTAGGCAAACTAGGGATGGGGAGTTTGTTCTAACTGCTCCCGATACTCTAATGCGGGAGGTTATGGTTCCCGGTGAAGACCGGGGGATGAAGCAGTGGCTTGAGATTGGCGGACACGATCCCGATATCAAGCAAGCTACCAAAGATTGGTACGCTCAGGATTACGCCAACAAGGTCATGAAGAATGGTCTTGCTGATCCCCGTGCTCACGCTAGGTGGGTCAGAGATAACGGCCCTTCCGCTCGTTTGCTCTTCGATCCCCAAGAGATGGAAACCATTAACCGCTTGGGCGGTATTGGTATGCTGGCTCGGGCTGGCAAGATTAAGCTTAAGAATGCCGAGCGTATGCTCAAAGTGTCTAGTGCCGGTAAGATAGTCCGCATGGATCCGGAAAGAATTGCTGATGGGGTTCTAGGAGTACACTCTCGTGAGGGTGGGGCGGCCCTAAGGCAGGGCTTCCTCGACTATCCCAACGCTGCGTCTGTTGTGCAGACGCTCAAGTCTCAATCGCCGGAAACCTTTGAGCTGTTGCAGGGTAGAGCCAAGACTATGATTCGGAACGCTATGTTTGGCGACGAGATGACTATGAATGCGTCAAAGCCCCTTAGCTCTTCGACCCTCGGGAAATTTCTCGAAGAGTCTCAAGCTAAGAGGCTTGAATTAGTACTCGGTCCTCAGTACGTCAAGGACCTTAGGTCTCTCAAACAGGGTCTTGAAATCATGGAACGTACTGGTAAGGCAAACCCCATTCCTATGGAGAATGCTCCCATGATGGGACTTCGAGCCATCTTCGGTCCTCTGTCCCGTACCCAGCGACTCATTACCACTGCCCGCCGGTATTCCATTATCGGTCAGGAAGGTAAGCTTGCTGACATTATCTCCGATCCTAACAAGCTCAGGAAGATCATGCAGGTTGCTAACATGCCTGCCAACAGCCCTCAGTTCCTCTCTGTCGCCGCCTCAGTCGGCGTGGACTTTGCTACCCAATGACACTAGGTGAGAAGCAGAAAGTCTTCGCTAAGATGGTCGGGCAGCTAATTCTAAAAGCTTATGATGAAGGGTATCAGATAGCTCTAGAAGAAGCTTATCGACCCCCTCTGACGGCAAAACAATACGCCATTGAAGGTCGCGGTATCTCCAATTCACTGCACACCTTGAAGCTTGCGATTGACCTTTCTCTGTTTCGTAATGGTAAGTACTTAACGAAAAGCGAGGATTATCTTCCGCTCGGGGAGTATTGGGAGGAACTTGGGGGTACTTGGGGCGGACGCTTTTCCAAGCCTGATGGGAATCACTTTTCTTTGGAGCACGAGGGAATCCGTTGAACATTCTTAAAGATGTCATAGCCGGCCTTACGGGACCAGTCGCGGCGTATTTCCAAAGGCGAGCTGAACTTCGACAGGCTCGTTATGAAGCACGCCTAAAATTCGAGCAAGCGCTCGGTGATCGCCAAGCACAACTAGCCCTTGCAGGTCTGACTGCTGACGCAAGCTGGGAGATGGAGTTTGCACGGCAGGCTGCGTCGTCGTGGAAGGACGAGTATACTCTTCTACTTGTTTCGGTTCCTGTTTTTTTGTCATTTATTAAAACCTCTTTCTTAAACGGGCCAGCAATAGTAGCCGCTGGCTTCGGTGCTTTGGGGACTACCCCGTTGTGGTACCAGATTCTTCTTAGCTCCATCTTCGGAGCTACCTTCGGTATCCGCATGTATCGTAGGCACATCACGGACACCTAACACTGTTCTCTTAACAATCATCTTGTGAAGTAGGAAGTCAGGGAAGTTATACTCTTCCATCTGATCTTCGTCCTCGAAATAGCGGGTCGCGCATAGTAATATGCCCGACCCGTTTTCTTTTACGACCCACCCCACACTCCAAGTTCGGAGTGGGAGAAGCTCTTCATCGCTTATCTTGGCTTGCCGTTTGGTAACGTGCCAAGCGTCCTCCCACTCAACCAGCTCTAGATTCATTTAAGTCGTATCCCTCTTTTCCTTAGTTCTTTGTGGGCAGCTTCTGCAATCATGGGTACCAGTGCTGTTGGGAAGAACTGGACACCCCACTCTACTGCCTTGTCTTTGTTTTCTAGATAACGCTCAACGTAAATCTTAGCCCAACGTTCTATGAACCTAGGATCCCAATTCCCTTCGTTTGGCATACTTAGCCTTTATTAGAATTGCGATTATTGCGGCTCGCAACTTTCTTTTGGCTAGGCTTTTGGCGCTTATCCCACGTCCCACATCCTTGGCATTGATAACGATCATATTCTATTTCCTTCGTGAAGTACGGTCCCCTGAACTGTATGTGCGTGGAATTACACACGCGACACGATGGTCTTTCCGCCACCTTAGCGTGGAGCCGGGGGTGATTTTTGATGTACGGACGTAGAACGTTGTACAACCTCCCCAAGAGAAGGACATCTTGAACATTGTATCTCCTCATCCTGTCCCAAGCATCGCGTCTACCTGCAAGACACTCTGTCCACAGCTCGAATCCTCCTGTGTTCATCTTCTCGCCGATCCGCAAGTGCGGGGCTATGAACGCCAGCTTGTTGCTTTGGGCTCCTAGCTTCCTGACCGTCTTTAGTAGGTCAATAGACGCAACTGGTGGAATAGGTCCAAGGCCCATTTCAACGAAAGCGCCGTTAAGCCTAGGTAGGTCAAATTTATCACCGTTGTAAGTAACAACAGCATCTGCAACCGAGAGTAACTCGTGCACTTTTTGGAACATCCGTCGTGCTCCGCGTCTTTCATCGGCATAGTATATCTCCTTGTTTCCTAACCATTTAGCTCCCCAACACAGTGTCCTACCCGGCTCGATAATCTGATTGAGGCCTATGTTCTGATTCCACAGACCCCAACAATAGACTTTGGCAGGTGCCGTTTCAATGTCCAACAGGAGTATCTTAGGCACTTTCAGCCTCGGCCATACCGATCTTCATTTGCTCAATAGCTATCTCAAGCTTATCGCAGACCTTGAAACACGAGTACCACTCAAGCTGAGCTTCGATAGTCTCCAGCTCAACCTTAGCGTCCTCCATAGCCTCTACCACACGCTCAGCATCGAAGTAGTCCATATTCACGGGGTGGTGCTTCATTCTGTTACCCAACCTTCGGGAATGCTATCTCCGACTGCACAGGTGATGCCTCGCTGCTCGCACCAATCTGTGTATCGCTGCTTTCTAGCTTTGGTTGTCCAATTGTCCGCCCCGAAAAGCATTGCAACCTTGACGTTTGGTCGGCTGCGAACGAAATCGTCCATTCTTGACCGGGAGGCAGAGTCAAATTTTCCTTTAGTCTCGATAAGAAATCTACCGCCGACCCTAAAGTCGGGAGTATATCGTGCTCGCTTAACGACGACGCCAGAACCACAACCTTGGCATCGCCCGCCTGCAATTCGGCGCTCATAATCAAAGGTAAGGGGCTCATATTCAATTCTGAGTCCTCTTCGCTTTGCGTCCGTCCAGACCCTGAATTCGTATCCACTTGCAAAATCCTCTCTTGTTGTTGTTTTTATTCGCTTATTTCGCCGGTGCCCCAACACACCTGACACTGACCGTCCTCGCTCAGTTCCTCCCACCACATTTTCCCGCTTCCGTTGCACTTTGGGCATAGTCTAGGCTGCCCTAGCTTCGGTCGCGGCTTCAGTTGGCGGGGTCCACGTTTCTTCTCTCTGTCGTCTAACATATACTAACCTAGCATTCTCCAGTGCGTATACCATGCCCCTAGGGCCGTGTGTGTCGTTGTAGGCCTTGAGTACCCTCTGCCACAGCTCTGCGCTGTTCTTGGAGCCCTCTAGGAGCTTACGCGCCTTCGCAGGACCTATTCCTTCGAGTCCTTTGACGTTATCAACAACGTCTCCGGAGAGGATTTGGGCGTAGAAGTTAAAGTCAGCGTCTCGCTTAGAGATACTGTATCCTTCTCGGGTAACCCAATTGTAGTGCCTTCCAGCGATCTGGTCAAGGTCTTTGTCAAACGATACGATGCACCCAGCATCTCCACAATTAGTGAGTCCAATTCCGAGAGCATCGTCAGCTTCTTGTCCTTCCGTGTATCTAGCTCCATGCCTCTCAATGAGGTAATCAGTGATTTCACGGTAGTAGTGTGGGCGGCGAGCTGCGTCTCGATTCCCTTTATACTTCGCAATAGTTGCGATTCTATCTCGGAAATTTCCCACAGGTGGGGTAAGCCAAATTTCTTGTTCTTCATGTTGCGGCAAAGCCTCCAAAGCCCCCTTAACGAGGGCTAGCGCGTGTTCAAGTGGTTCAAGTACTTTTCTGGACCAAACGTTAGGCTCAATTCCCGGCCACTGTTCGGTGTACTTCATGGCTTCCTTGTGGTTCTCGGCTACGAACACATTGGCGTTATGTTCGCCTACTGCATCCACATAACTCACAAGGTACTTGGTCTTTTCAACGGCAAACCCACACCTGTAGATAAAGCCGTCACCATCAATTAAGAGCTTCATTAGTTCATCGCCGGACCCGTCGACATGAGCCGGAGGGCCTCTTCGCTCGGGTTCTCCCCTTCGAGCCAAGCAGAGAACTGCTTGGCAAGGGTCTTCGCGTTGTACAGGATGGGTTGCAGGTTCTCTATAACGTCGGTGTCTTTATTAACGACACCGTAGGTCATAGCTGGCATGTCGTCAAACTTAACGATCCAAACCGTGTAGTGCTGCTCTTCGTGAACCTGTCGAATACGGAGTACATCTTCGACTCCGTGTTCTTCCTTAACTTCAGGACCAGTCGTCTCCATCCGTAGCCTCCTGAGCCTCTACGGGCTCTTCCACCGCGACCTCAACGGTCGGGCTGGCCAACTTCGAGGATTCCGTCTGGAACCGCTCTGTCAGCTCTGTAACCAAATCTTCAATGCGTTCCTGACGCTTCTCGATCTTGACCTTTTCCCAATTGATGATGCCGTTCTTCAGCAGTACGTCCGCGAGGGCGATAGCTGAGTTACGGGCACTCTGCAACTGGATCGTGCTCTGGACGAGAACGTCACGCTCTTCACGAGCCTTCCAGTAAGCTTCCTTACCTTCGTCCTTCACGAACTTCTTGCGGTAGCTGGTGCCAGTGGCAACCTCAGGACCCGCTTCCTTCAGGACTTTGATAGAGCGAACGTTAACTTGGAACTTGCCGGGGCCCTTGACCTCGCCGTCAAACTCAATCAGTTCGCCTTTCTTAACGTCCGGATCGAAGGTGCCGCAATTGAAGTAGGTGGTTTCACCTGCCATGCGGAACGAGTGGAGCACGTTGCCATCGGGCATCGGGTTCTTATTAACGAACGTAACCGTACCTTTCATTGTTATTTTGCCTCATATTTTTCTTCTTCGCCCTCTCCCCAATGAGAGCCTATTTTTATACCAACTCCAAGTGGGGTCTTGAAGTCATAATCATACAGTTTCTTCAGCATCCAAACTATGTCTTTCGTGAACGCTTGCTTGAGGATTTCTTTGTAGGCATCCTCTTGGCCGGGGAGAACATCTGCGACAAGGGAATCGTGAACGGTGTTAACGATCTTGATTTCCAAGCCTTTACAATAGTGCCATACCAGAACCAAAGTAAGTGGAATAATATCCGCTGTAGCAAAGCTTTGGATCGGGTAGTTAAAGATGCTCGTCCTGTTCTCGATATAGCCACTTCTGCTTATCTCCGTGTCGGGCCAGTGAAACACTAGGCCGCTAGGTATTCTCAGCCTTTTACTAGCAAGTACTTCGTACGTCCATCGCTCTTGAGCCGCATAAAGAGTAGAGTATCGCTTCCGAAAAGCTTGAAAATACGCCCTTTGACGAGGGGTGCCTGCATTACCGCCATAGAGTGGTCGAAAGGTGAGAGCTTTTGCATCCTGACGGGTAACCCGCAACTGTTCAGCAGAGAATCCGTGGATATCCAACCCTTCCCGAACATCTCGTCTTCCTTGCTCGTCGTCCGTGATGTCAATTCCAACTCTGAACTCAAGTTGTGGCGCATCTGCTTCGCAAATATTCCAGCCGTCACGCCTAGCTCGAAAAAGAGGTTTGAACTCTCGGGGAAAATTGTGAAACTGGAAACCCCATTTTCCTCCAGTAGATGATAAGCGGCCTGTCTGTGTAACAGTTTGGTTGAAAGTCGCATACACTTTACCTTCGTCTTGTTCGCAGCACTCGACCATGCTTTCGAGTATCTGCATCTTACGTTTTAGCGGAAGCAGGGCCATCAGAGCATCTTTGAATTCTTCTTGCTCAGGACTCTGCGGTTTCAGGGTGGCGACAATCTCTTTCTTAGTTGCCTTCTTGCCACCCTTGGTTCGTATCGGATTCCCTTTGTAGTCTAGAGCTTCCTCAAATCCAAGCTTATCGTACAGGTAAGCCCGAACTTGTTTAGAAGACTTGAAATTAATTCCTCCTGTAATTCTCTCAAATTCACCCTCAGCACTCTGGAACCGTGTCTGGTAATCTTCAAATGTAGATCGTACTCTTTCGTGGTCGAGTCTGGTTCCTTTGTACTCGATATCTGCGAGGGCTGGGGTTGCAAGGCATCTAGCGTAGAACACTCGAAGCAATCCTTGCTCCCTGAGTGCCTCTCGTTGTCGTAAGAAGATTTCATGTGTTAGCCTAACGTCTTGTTCACAGTACCTAAGAAGTTCACGTTCTCCAATGCTTTCGACTGGATATCCACTATGGATAAGCCCATGTACGAATCTACACTTTCCTTTGAGTCCGTAGCGAGTTGCGACCCTACCCAAGTCGAGTCGTCTCTTACGATTTCCGGCGATGCAATACTCACCGATTTGCGTGTCATAGGGAAGTAGCTTTCGGAGGTCAACGCCCATTCGATGGAGCCACTTAAGTTCAAATTTGGCATTGTGTGCGACAATAAAGTCAACAGATCGCAAACGCTCCGCAAGCTCTCGTTGGTCGAATTCACCGGCTCTCTGCGCTCGAAAACAGTTGTGTCCCCGTTCTCGAACCCCCCGATCCAGCCCGTCCAACCAGACTGCGAGAATAAGCCGGTTTGAATCAACGCCTGCGTCTCCCTTCTCGAGGTTGGTAGTTTCAAAGTCAAGTACAACATAGTTATCACTCTCCAGATAGATGTTCGGATTAGGGTCCGAAACGAATTTAGGTAGGGTCCACCGTTCCGATTGAGGGGTTGATGGAGACTGTAAAATGGTCATGGTTTCCACTGAGTTTATTCTTGCAAAGGCTTATTGTTCTTAATCCGTGTTTCTCCATGCTTTCGTCTGCACCTATCCCGATCATGAGGTCCAAGGTAGCCGGTATCCCGGTCTTACTAAAATCGACATCTGACCTTCCGAGTACTGATTTTCCCTCAGCAGAATCTCCGGCTTGTGTGACAGAAACAACAACAAGTCCGTATTTTTTAGCGAGATTCCTTGCTTCTGTAGCTGCTTTTTCGAGCTGGAGCACACGAGAATCGCTGCTAACTTCAAGATTCCTAAGCTGATCCAACACAACAACCGCAGGATCGTACTTCTCCACCAACTTCCGAATTTCAAAGAAATTTCCGGGCGATAGAGAGGCAACGACGAGATTGCCATATCCCTTTGTAAATGCACGTTTTTCTGCTTCCTCTGGGTTTCCAAATACTTGTTGTTTCGTCATCTTGGACAGCCTCGTAATCATCCTCAACAGGATATCCGAGGCAGGGTCTTCATTACCAATATATAACACTTTCAGGTCTTGTGCAAGGAATCCTGCTGCCATGTTGAGTACAACCAAGGTCTTCCCGATTTCGGGTCGAGCATAGACCAAGATGTGATGGCCCGGTCTACAACCCCCGTCAATGCGGTCATTAAGCTCTTTTGGTAGTAGCTTGATGAGGTTGTCTTTACCAAATGCTGTGCGTACAAGATCATCCACTCCACGTCCAATGAAGATTTCTTCATTTTCCTCTGCCTCCTGTAATCCTATGTCTTGATATTTCGTCATCTTCTCGATGACGAGATTTGGGTCAGCCCGATTCACTAGATCGAGGGCAATTTCTTCCCCCAACACTTGTTGCTTCAACAGCTTGATGTCAAGCAGTAGATTCGGTACTGAGATTTCCTCGTTAAGCGAGGAAACGTAGGCTTGGATCGCCTCTACCTGTTTAGGATTGTTATAGGTAGAGGCGACCCGATCAACTAGAACGCTCTTCTCGGCCTTCTTTACGTCTTTATCTGCTTCGTAGAAATCTTGGATCAGCTTGGCCGTAGCCGACCCAAGGGGCGAAAACTTCTCGGGACTTACCCGACTGAACAGTTCCTCATACGACGCCCGCGCTACGAGTGCTGCTGACAGCACCCTCTTCTCGATTTGTAATGACATTTTTTATTGTTTCTTCCGTTTCGTACTTGAGGTCTCTCTTGAGGGAGACTACTCTGCACTTTTCCCACATACCCTTGTACATTGTATAATGCCTCATCGCAGTTTTCAAGGCCCCCGGATCGAGGGCTAGAACTACTTCCCCATCTTCACACTCTTTGGCTATCTCTACAGCCGCCGCCCAGCTTATGCCGGTGCCGTTCAAGCTAGTAGCCCAATACCCCGCCTTAGCCACTTTCACAGCGCTGAACCAGTCCTCCACTAGGACTTGAATCCGATTGTTCGCGTTATGAAAGATCATAGGCTGTACCCACCCTATGAACGGCTCTCGCAGCCTGTAGACGTAGTTCAGGGCCTTAGGCGTTAGGAATAACGACCTAGCGACGTATCCCCGCATGGAGCCCCAAGGGCCTCGTATGGGCAACAGAAACCGCTGATCGTCAAGACATCTACGCACTCCGTGAGGAAAGTCCTCCGGGTCTAGGTCGTACTTCTCTTTGAAGTACTCGTAGTCTAGCTCGCTAGGATTAACGGTCTCCCCGGTGTACTCGTAACCCCGCTCCACACTCACCGCTGCCTCTGGCCGGTGGCCACCACCCCGAAGGATGACGGCCCCCTTGAGTCGGCAAGAGTCCCTAAAACACTGATAAAGAATACGACCTGCTTCGTGGGTTACGGAGAGGCTTTTCTCGTTATCATTCCCTCCGTAACACATTGGACACTTCACCCGACTAGAAGTTCCCTCCGGAATCTCCGCCGCCACCAAGACCTTGATGCTTTGCTTGGCTAGTTCAGTGTCAGTAAATCGCATCGGCATACTCCTGATCGAACTCAACCTCGTCCTCATCGCCATCGTCGTCTTCTTCCTCCGCCGACAGTTGATCCTCACCCGGCCTGAACTTGGTAAAGAACCAAGCCCTCACCTTGTGCCCGTGCTTACCCGGAAATATCAAGGACTCCACAACGTGGCCGTGCGCCTTCAGTTCCTCAGCGATCTTGAAGCCGTTGCCTTGATCGTTGTCTGAGAACATGAAGTTAAACGCACCGGAGTACGGCTCAATGGCCTTCAAGAACTCTTCTGTTGTGCTGTCGTGCACCGGAGTAACTTCGTACATGCCGCAGTTACCTTGGGTCCCGAAGACCGTAGGTGGTCGTCGGGTAGGCACAACAGGTGCAAAGTAATCCCTTACCGGAGCTTGAGCTAAAGGAGGATACCGAACAACTACAGTATCCATCATATTGGCGGGAATATTCCACTGCTGCCATCCCGCTTGCGTCTGTGGTGCACCCTGCATTCCGTACATCTGAGCAAATTGGTTTCGTTTTAAATCTTGCATTTCCATTTGTTGTCTGGTTCTTCGCATTAACTCGTCCACTTCTGCGTTGCGTAGAGCCAATTCAGCTTCTCCAATTGAGGCTGTTATAGTCGGCATCGTCGTCGTCTTCCCAAGCGTCCGAATCGTTTGGAATATTTTCTTCAGGGGTTTCATAATAGTAGACTGGTTCAACCTCTTCTTCGCAATTAGGACACGCGTCAGTTCCAACGGTATCCACGGTCATTTCCCACGATTTACCGCAGTGTCGGTAAATTACATCAAAGAACTTCCTGTCTGTGGTACCCATCGTGGCGTTCCACAGCTCAGAGAAGGCGCTTTCCCGCTTCACAGAACGCTCATGACGGCGCATCCACCCACTCCTACACCAACCAGAATGAAGGTGAGCAGCACAATCCACAGCGCCACCAGACCGTCATCCTTGGGCCACCCGCTAGGTTTGAACATCTCAAGCCTGCCTTGCCTTCGCTACGCGAGGCTTTGTCGTTACACTAGGTTTTGCTGCCTTTGGCGTGTGAAGAGTAGGAACAAAAATCCAACACCTGATCTTGTTGCCTGAGTTGTAGTTGGTGAAAACGCTGCTTTCCGTCAACTCTCCTAGTTCATTTTTCCGTATGTAGTCCGCCAACCCCTGTCCACCCAAGTGTGGAGTGTTGGTAGTATCTGAAAATATGAATCCGATCCTAGAGTGACGAGATTTAGCTCCACCGCCATTCCCGATGGCAGCCCGCCTTCCCTTCTCTCTGGAAATGTAGTCCTCTATCTGTTTGACGAACACCGGCCCTGTTAGGTCTGTAGCTCCGTAATAATTCCTACCAAACGCACTAACTCCGGTGATAACCTTGAAACCACAAGAAAATGGTGACGCATCAATTCTCATTTGGGCATTTTCTCCGCGTTGTCCGTCAAGTATTTACGAATGGCCGTTTGATCCGCCACCAAGATGAACACCTTGATCCGGTTCCCCTTCGGGCCGTAAGTGCCGTTACGAAAAACCTTGGTTTGAGTCACATCTCCGAGCTTGTGCTCTTCCAAGAAGTTGGCTATGGACTGACCAACCCCGAACCTGTAAGTAGACATTGGGTCGGGGGGGTCAATCGCGCAAACATCTGACCAAATAAAGAACTTAGTTCCAACGTCCTCTCCAGCTTCGTGTTTGGGCAACACTTCCTCTATGGTAGCCAAGAAGTGCTGTCCACGGACTTCATCCGTAGTATTGGATAGCGAGGTCTTGCCCTTGACACCAGAACTGAGGCCGCTCACAGTCCTACCCCCGCAAGATATGCCGGGGTGGCCATCACCAACGTGTCCTAATTGCACAACTACCTCCAGTAGTTTGTTTTCAGCATTGAATCTACGAATTCGTTGAAACTCTTCCCCATGCGGGGTTCACATGCCGTTAGGCCCAAAGCTTCGTGGACGGTAGGAACCCGTAGCTGCTCGATCCCCCTCAACGTCTCCGCACACTCCACAACGCTTCGGTTGCGCCACGATTGGGTCCGCCGATTTAGCTCGCTTTTTGTTTCTCTTCCTAGTCTTGGATTCACCTTTCATTCCTAGTATTTTCGTCGTAAACCACTCCCAACACTCTTCCGCGCACCTAGTGCACATTCCGTCTTGGTCAAACTCCCTTTTCGACATCAATCGGTTGCATTTGTGACCGTTGTCTCTCTGATACTGGCAAATTAGCTTTTTCATCCTTTTCCTCACATTTCGGGTCCGGACAGTCGTCCATAAACCCGCAAACTGCAAAACCATGTAAGCAAGGCATAAAATACCCCTCTGTAAGCTCCTAGGAAGGCTCAGGAGCGGCGATTGCCAGTAAGCCTATCCACGGTATCCAATAGGGCAAGAAAAGCCGCTATAAAGACCACAAGGCCGATATAGGCCAATCCAAACCCTACAGCCAACCTGAATCCGTCCATGATGGTCATGTTTCTACCTCTATTGGCAAGTAATCGAGTGGTTCGACGGGACGTTCGTCCCTTATGTACGGGTGTTCCTCGAAGTTTAGTTCAAGGTCAGAGGGATAATCATCGAAATTGTCATAAGCTTCCTCCTGTTCAGGTTCTACTTCCTTGATTCTATCAACTTTCACAAAAATTCCTTTAGTTATAATGCATTTGAATTCAAATGCATTTGAATTTGGTTTGTATTTGAATTTGAATTTGAATTGAATTCAATTCATATGAATTCATATAACAAACCTTACTCGTTGTCAAGTTATTCTTGATATCCCGCCAATTCTTCTTCCAGTGCCGAACATCTATCCTCCATCGCCTCCAACTCGCGGGCCAATCTGCACACTTCCCTTGCTGCGTTCTCAGCCGTCGCTGACATGGAGCGATTGTCGTCAAGCAGCTTCGCCAACCGTGCGGCCTGCTCTGCGATGGTGCGCGCCTGCTGCTCGATGGCTGACATGAGGGCTGCGCGAGCGGGTAGGGCTTCATGCCGCATCAGCAGTTGCCCTTCAAGGCCGTGACCGAAGCGAACCTCTCCAAACTCGTCCACCAGCCTCTCCACCGTCGCCGTGTCGTCGCTCATGGCTTCCACCACTTTGCAAGAATCCACGCGACCAACAGCCCACCACCAATTATCCCAACCGCAGCAATCGCAACGCTTATTAGATACTCGCTCATGGATCAAGCACCAAGAAACTGCCCGAAGGCACGTTCATAGTTGTTGAGGGTAGTGGCAGTGATGCCGGGAGCACTGTTGACTTCAAGCACAGCGCAGGTCCCATCTCGTCGAACTCGCATATCCACCGCCCCAAAATCGAGTCCCAAAGCACGCACAGATAGGAGAGCGGCATCTTTATGCTGCTGGTGGAGTTCTGCACCTTCTCTAGCATAAATCCACCCGTTGCCGTGAGTTCGAATCCAGTACCGCTCTGGTGAAGGATTTTCAACCCCACCTTGCTTTCTCTTCTCTGCGAAATCAACAACTTGATCCCGAACAACGTGAACTCTAACTTCCCGGTCGCACTTGTAGAAACGGGTGTAGAGCGGAGCCGGTGCAACCTGTTTCTTACCTTCCTTAGCGATGTAGAGATTGATCCCAGCTCCCGCACTAGAGCGCAGTAGTGTTCGTCCATAGACGGTGCTGCCGTCTGCGAGCCACTTTTCAGCGTCTCTTCGATCTGTTGTGAAGTCAACGGTTGGCACCATTGCCGCCCTAAGCGCTTGCAAAGTGGACAACTTGTTAACGGCTCTTCGTACGGCGCTTGGATCGTTGATGACATTCTGGCCATTCCTTATTCCGGGGATTTCAGAGCAACCCCAATTGATGACGGTAGAGGTTCGTATCGGCAGAGGGCGGCCCACTATCACCCGCCGGACGCCTAGCCTCCTAGCTAGGGTCCGAGATGATGCAGAACGCCTTGACACCATGACTGTGCTCATTAGTGCACCTTAGACCGCGACGGGAGCGAAGCCATATCCCGCGCATCGTCGTCCTCAGAGCAAGTCCCGCAAAGGAACGTAGCCGGAGTGCCGGGAAGCCAAGTGATCTTGTCCGCATCTTCCTTGGTTACGCCGGAGCTACAAACAGCACAACCGGGCTTGACAAGCTCTTTCCAAGCACCCTCAGGCAGGAATATGGACCCCGGACCCTGAATCAACTCCGGTTGATCGTCCAAGTCAAGCTCTACTTTGGCGTCCTTGATGACTTTCTTGACTGCTTCGGTCACTGTTTTGCCCTCTCTCGCTTGTGTTTCTTTAACACGTTGCGCGATTTCTGTCAAGTGGGTGTCGCAAATAATGATCTTGGTAAGCCCTCGGTTCTTCGTGACTTCCTGTACACGAATAACGCGGCAAGGGAGAGTATTTCCCTTCTCCTTGAAGTACTTCTCGTACAGGGCCCAGCCAGCAACCCGCACAGAGTGGACCCAAACCTCCTGCTTCTTGCCCGCGCCGTCGTAGCAGTGTCCGAAGATTTTACCGAACTGGTCCTTCTTTTCCTTCTGATTCTCTTGACCCTGATAGCCCTCATAGTCCTCAAGGAACACTTCCACAATCTCGTCGCGCTTGAGCTTCATAGTCTCAAGTTCAACAGTTGAGAAGTCGAAGGCCCTATTCCGGCCCTCAAATGGCTCCCTAGCAGGCGGAGTGTACACACTCGCCTTAGGCTCCGGCTTAATGTCAATCATCTTCGGCTTAGCCGAGAGACCATCCGGCGTGATCTTCCAAGAGAACCACTGGTGCTCACCGGGATAGACCCACTTAGCGTTCTTATCAAACTCAACGCTGTTGCGAGTTGTGAGCCAATCCAACATCTTGTACTCCGATCCGTAGTACAGGTTGCCCGCTGTGTCCGAGGAATAGAAGATATCCCGGTTATCGTTGCGAGCGATGTTGAACGTCTTATCCGTACCGTCCCACCAAACAAACACGAACCACCCGTTGATGGATTTCAACGTTTTAGCTACGTCTTCAGACTCCGCAAGTGCGAAAGCTGCGTGAGCTGAGTCAACATCATGGTTAAATCCAACGGGCGTGAGCCTGCGGTGATCGTGCAGTGTGCCGTTGTGCACAAGGATGATCTCCCGCTTCTCTTTGTAGTGGAACGGGTGACAATTCTTGTCCTTTACTGAGCCAATGGTCGCAGCGCGATTGTGGCCAATCGCTATACGAGCAAGGTCCATCCTCGCGTATCCGCGATCTGCAACGTCACTGTTGATGAAGTCAGGTCCCGATAGGGCCCGCTTATAGCTCTCAACGTCACCTTTATCCGTTACGAGGGCAACACCCGTACCACCTTGTCCCCTAAGGGAGTCGACATGGAGGCCCTGATACAGAAAATTGGCCCGTCGATTGTACAAGGTTCGAGTATCACCGTTAGCTACGAATCCAACGATCCCACACATTAGGCAAGCTCCTTTCTAGCTTTGTCTATAAACGATTGATAGGCGGGGTTTATCCCGTCCGAAAGCGGATAGACTGCCCCAACTGGTGCTGGCCTATCAAATCGGTACTTCTGCTCCATGTCGGTGGATATGGCTTGTACTAGGAAGATGCCCTCCCAAATAGCACGATCATCCACGAGTCCCAAGAACCACTCCGGAAAGATGCTCCGGGCCATGTCCATAGCGCCACCCTTGGCGATAAACGCAACGAACTTGTCGTGCGTAAGCGCGGTTGGGCCCCACTGCGTACCTGTGGCGGCGTTGTAGATGGACATAATCAAGTTGATCCAATTACGAATCTTGGCGAAGTCCCCCGACATTTGCAGGTGTCGGAACTCGATTGATCCGTACTTCTCCAGTGCGTTACAATTCAACGCTGAGTATCGCTCTACGCTCTTGAGCACGTTCCTAGCTGATTGGCGATCCACGTCGTCCTTGAATATCGTGAACACGCTGTCAAGGTGATCCGATATCCTGTACCAAGGCGCACAGAAGTTGTTCGCTGTCCTGTCATCTCCTACGAACGAGAAGATGGACTGCTCGAACAGGGCGTAAATAACGAACAGTCGCTTCAGTTCGTCGACCTCCATATTACGCGTGTCAACATGAACATGAAGACCAGTGCGATAGTTATACACAAACGGATATTTAGCGACGAACGCAGCCGCTTTACTGACCGCAATATCCAAGTCTTGGCCGAACATGGGTTGTGCGAGCACAAGCTCGAACCCGTTGTCCCGCAAGCTTCCGTCTCGCTCGTGCACCCAATGCGGTGCGTAGTCCTCTTGCACATACCTTGCCCCCTTGGGGTTCTCTATCTCCAGCTCCAGCCCTATGCGGAGCTTAGGCGCTAGCCAGTTCTTGGGATCAGCCTCGTACTGATAGCCAGAACTCGGGTGCCCCACCATGTCTCCTACTTTCATTGTAGAACAACTCCTCTACGAGTCACGCTCTTGACTATCTCGGCCAAGTTCTCCATGTGCGCGGGCATGATGATGGTGCTCCCGTCGTCGTATCCAACCACACCGTTTTTGTAAACGATGAGAGGATATCTTGAGGTCTTTTCCAATCGAACAAGGAATCTGCGAGAGAAAGCTCTCGCGTACACTTCTCCACTAGTCACCATCCCTAGTGCGGTGTTGTAGCTAGGATACGGCTTATCATAGTTGTCCATGATATCCAACACCCCAACCTTGAGCACCGGGCTCAGTTCCGTCATGTCTACTGCTATGCCCGTAGCGTTGGCGAAGTAAATGTTGTTAGCCGTAACGACCTTCGAGTACTGTCGTTGCGGAAACGCCACACTCCTGATAACGTGGTTAGGCGTGTTGATGTACTTGGACTCAGGAATGTACCAAGTAGCGCTTTTCTTAATGTAATCAAGGCCGTAGGTCAACTCCTTCGTGGCTTTTCGAGCCGTGATTATCTCAATGCGGATAGGCAGAGCCGCATCAATACCGGGCACATCTCTGGGCACAGCCTTGATGAACTTGAAGGTGCGAATGCCTCCGCTCTTAGCTAGAGGTATCTTACCCCAACCCTCAACGTGAGCTTTGTAAAACTCTTCGTATTCATTCGCCATCTTCATCACCCTCGGGTTCTGCGATCCATTGTTCAACATCTGCTGCTTCTGCCCGCAACATCTCTGGCAACGGGAAGTCCCTACGCCGCCCATCAGGGAAGTGAACAGTGGCCAAGTAACCATCTGTTCGCATCATGAAGTGATACCGCCGGTCGCCGTCGTGCTGAGACGTAAAATTGTGATACACACCGGCTCGTCTGCCTGTGTAGACCACTCGTGCGAAATCATCGAACTGATCCATAGGAATGTTGCCCATCGCCCAATTGAACAAATCAGGAAGACTGTTAAGACGAGTGACGTGACCTATCAGCGGTGGTGCGTCAAGCCCCATGCCAGCCCAAAGATCACCATCTCTGCGGTTGTTGGCCGGAGCAGCAGCCTCAAGCAACTGTGCCAACCTATCACCTTCTGGCGCAGCATCAATGCCTATTGCTTGAATGGCCCCTGCTTCACTCTCCCGACTGTAACCCTCAAGCTGGAGCCTAGGAGGCTTAGCTGTGGACCTACGCCCACTCAGAGCGTTATCAATCTTCTTTCGCACGCCCAACAAGTTCACGTTGAAGCCCGAGTAGTCTTTCTTGTCAAAGCTGTAGCGGGCATTGAGAAGATCACCACTGTGATACACTTTAGCTAGCTCCGAGATTGCGTCATCGTTTTTTGTTGTGAGAATACGCTTGATGCTCTCGTCTATCTGCATGAGATAGGGAATGTAATCCCCACCCATCCACAGTGTGTTAGGAGTCCTGTACTCCACACCGTACGGAGTCTCCCGCCAAATGCCGGGGATACCGTAAAACTTTTCGCGCGGCGTCTTTGAGGGCGAGAACGCGCGCCCCCAATACGCGGCTAGGAACTGCACAAACGCTTTCTTAGGCAACCAATCTGGCCAAGGATCACAACCGATGTGAACGTGGCCTCCCGCAAAGCGCAAGCTCCCCATTTCCTCGATGGAAACTGGTGGCCTGATTTCTTGTTCTGAGAAAGCGTCTTTGTCAGTCGTGCAACCAATCTCGGTGAAGCCGGGATTGTCTTGGTACTTCTTGGGTACCTCAATGTGATCCTGACCGAGAGTGTATTTAACGACTCTCCCCAAGAATCCGCGCCCTGCTCCAGCGATGATTTCGTCAATGCTGCAACAGAGCACATCACCCAACTGCGACAGGTGTTCCATTGGCTTAACGTTAAGCTCAACGGCTACACCGTCTTTGAGCATACCAACACCAAACTTCTTGCAGATGTGACTATCCAGCATCTGCGGTGCGCCCTTAGTGCCCTCGATTTGCAGTTCCCAAGAGGGAATCAAACCCCCCGTTCTGTTCGTAAAAAGGATTTCGGGGTCGGCCCCGTATGTAATCCTCATTAGCTAGTCGCTCCTTCTACCCACGCAACAAAGTCGTGGTATTTGACTTCAAGTTGTTCCGCAATACTACTCCAAGCGAACGATTCTTCTGATCCCGGCTCAATCTCCGCCAGTGTATTGGCTCGCAGTGCTGCCTCCTGCCACTCCAAATACAGGGACTCTTTTCGGTGGTTCAATCTCTCTACGAACTGCTGGTGCAACTGGCTTACTCCTTGAGCCTATTCCAAATTTATTAAGGGCCGAGTGACTGATGATGTGAGTCAACAAGTACGCAGACTCAGCGCATTTCGGGCACCCCCCATCAAACTCTCCCGAGTGCCCACAGACTGTGCAAGTACCTCGCACTATGCATCCCTCTTATCGAATGACAACGGAAACTTTGGCTTGTAAATGGTTTGTTCTGTCTCAAAGCACCCCAAGCCTAGGTACTTGACGACTGGTGATGTTCTAACCAACCCTTCTCCCTTTACCATCCCCTCCTCATTGCCGGGATGGTCAAACACACGATTGACCAAGGCTGAGTGGCCTTCTTTTAAGAACAACAAATCACCGTAAATAACGATGGGTTTCGCCACTTGAGCGGCGTAACGTTTTAACGTTGACTTGCTTGTGACAATCACTTCACACTCCCAGGCTCAACTGAAAGAAGTTTTTGCTTCGGCTCACCGTCTACTTCCATGTATCCGGTAAGCGTGTAAACACCTACGATTATTTTCCTTCCGTGTGGATCAGGAATACCCTCGTTAAAACTTTGGTATCCCGACTCCTTGTGGTCGTTGCCGTAAATAAACGCAGGAAATTTTGGTATCTTCATTTCACGCTCCCGGGTTTTGTGTAGCCACGCCACTCATCATGCCTTGCTCGTGCCGTCATACGAGAGAAGTCTGCGATCCTCTGCGAAAGGCGACGCTGGCCTTTCGATTCCTTGATCGGAGTCGTATCGTGGACCATCTGATTCGTACAGCTTTCTGCGTTTCTCGGATTCGCTCGCAGATACGGGAGCCGGGATAAAACCAAACGGTTGTTTTTCTTCGCCGCGTTCCTGCTTGGGAAGAACACACGACGTACCGCCCGGAATTGCTTGTTCAGCAGCACAAAGTGATCGAGGAATCTCACCCACTTGCATCCGGCTTGCGTCTCCGATTCGCTCAGGTTGAACCACGCTGGCTTGTCCATTGTCCATCTCCGATTGTGGGACCAAAAGAAAGTAGCACAATCCACTACGGCAGTGTTGTGACCGTGTGAAGTGCTGACCGCAATTCAAACAAAGACTTCTTGCTAAGACGTTCTGCATTACTTCTTCTCCAGAAGTTCGACTGAAAGAACATTCCCTCCACCCCACATGCGTGGGGCCATTGCGCTAGCTATCTGCACGTTCTCGGCTGCAATGAAAACCTTCAAATCGTAATTCTTACGTTCGAGCATTACGATAAACATTCTCATGACAGCGCCCACCCCCACAAGAAAGTCAACAGCCAAAGCAAAGTGGGCACCAAGATGAGCAGAAGAACTGTCACGCTTAAGAGTGCCCAAAACTTACCCCATTTGGTCCACGGGCGTGAATACTCACGATAACAATTATCGCAGTAATCTTCACACATGAACCACTGGTTGTGCCTCTTCCTGTCCATGTTAGCTGCCGATCAGTGACGTGTAGACAACTGGCTGCGGCTTCAGCTCATACTTGCCCACTCCCTTGAGAATGTACACCGGCTTACCAGTGTTTGCAATCAAGCGCGTAGCTTCGACCTGCGCCTCGGTTATCGTTGCGTGTTTACGAGTCGGAGTGCTACGACCCTCGACAAAGAGCATGTAGAATACTTCGTCCATCTCAATCTCCTACGTTTGTTGCGGACAAACTAAAGCCCCGGCGGGCAAAGGCCCGCCAAGGCGAAATTTAACTAGTGCTTACTTGAAACGTACTGACCCCCCGGTCAATATCTCAAACAGTACCTAAATGTCGGTCCTTGAAGCAATCGGCCTCACACCGTTCGCAAACTACTAGAACGCCCCTTCGGCATTCAATAGCGTGCATAGATGCGCGATAAAACATCAAATCGTGCGGATGCCCAATGTCCCCGTTGGGCGTGAGTTTTGAATCCTCCCAAAAATGCGATATGTGTTCGCATTCGCACACTTGTGCTTCCCCGTCTGGTTTGTGGGGATGGAGGATATTAAAGAAGGCCCCCTTAGATTCTTGTAGGCTGAGTTCAGCCTTGAGGGACTTCAGACGTGTGGCGTAAGATGCCATCTGATTAGTTTCTTTGGTTCTCAGTCATCAATGCAAGTTGCCAAGAGCCACTCAAGAGCGGAGACGAGGGCGCTAAGAATAGCGCCAACCGCTCCAAGAACGATCATGATTACCGCGAGAGTTAGCAGAATGTCAAACGCGCCCATTGCCTTTCTCCTTACGCGCAGCCGCGAAACGATTGTGACAATCAACCCGACCCTTGAGATACGCAGTCAGCAACAACGCATCTATTAACGAGCGCTTCATCCGATCATCTCCGCAGATCACACCAATCGTGATTTTATCTGCGTCAGTCGGTGCAAATCCAACCTCGTTAAGTTTTAACGTTTTAGCTATCTGGTCCATTGACATTTCCTTATAACTGTGAATTGCTTCCTGCTATAGGATTAGACAACGCAAACGCACTTTAGTTCCCTACAATGTAGGACTTGTCCTACAAATATTTTGGACAAAAAAAAGCCCGCCGAAGCGGGCAAAGAGGGCGACCAAGCCCTAAACTATACGCGGTGAGTGAGGCGCTTTATCTGCCTCTCCAACTCAGCAATGTGTTCACGGGCACGCGTGATTGTGTGCTTGAGAAGAACGTTCTCAGCTAGCAATCGTTTGGTCGCCACAAATTGTTCATCATTCTCGGGCAGGACAACTATCAATATTTCAGGCTCTCGCATTTTAGCTACTCCTTTTAGTAGCAAATTATGAGTTCAGAGTCTTTGCCGACTGGCGTTAAATGCTCAGTCTCAGTCCGCGCAGCTATCCACCAAACCCGCACACCCTTGCCTTCCCACTGATGCGATCTACCTATTACGCGGTAATCGCAACGCCAGTAGTGTGAGCGATACATAGCACCTATTTTGTGGCCGGTGTTTGTGATTTTGTGATTCATCTTAGCTACCCTAAAACGTAAAGATTTAACGATTTAGCTACTCTAAAACTTGTCTATTTCATCGCTCTCATAAGATTAGACCACGCCGGGACGGTATAGTTCCCCGCGATAATGCAACGCAAAAAAAAAGCCCCATCCCGGTTTCCCGAGATGGGGCGATTGGACTAGGCGACCTGCGCTTCGTCCGCTTGCGCTTCCTGCGCTTCGGCCTTGTTCAGTTCCAAATGCTTCCGCTTGTCAGCCTTTTGGGACTTGTCTTGGGCCTTAAGGGCCGCTTCGCTGTCCGCCTTAACCTTGGCATTGACAACTGTCTCAATGCTCTGGGTCGCGTCAGCAAACACAACCGCGATCACTTCCGCGCCGATACCGTGCTCGATTGCGTCGCGCACAGTCCGCATCAGCTTCGCTTGTGCCTGAATCAGTGATTCAGGAAGCGGCGCAAGGGTCGCAGCGTCAGAATCCGCTGTCCCGTCCGCCTCTGCCTTGGGTCCGTAGGACTTCAGGAACTTGCCAAGGTAGTTCATGTCAGCGCGGAAAAGCTTGAGCCCGTCGGCTTCGCTGTACCGCTTGTCCCTGACACCAACCGTGAGTGCCGGAATGTTGTACATCTCGGCAAGCTTGGACTTGTTCAGAGACAAGTCTTTGGTCGCCTTAAAGTACACGTCATCCGTCACCTTGGCAGCTTGTTCAGGCGCGAGCCTTGCAAGCTTGAGGATGGTGGACTTGTGAACCCGCCACGCTGCCGGAATTGGCGGCTTGACTGTCACCTCACCACCGCGTTCCTTGCCGATGGAACCCTTGGTCTTGGTCGAGTGCTTGACCTGCCACTTCGTCTCAATGGCATCAAATGCCATCCGGGCAGCATCAAGGTCCGTTGCCTGTCGGACAAATCCGAAGATGACAGCGGACAGTTTCACTTCACTGCGGTCAGCCGCCGAGATGACTGCTAAGGCCTGCGGTTCCCAGTCCCGTACATAGCCCGTGGCAATCCTCTGGGTTTCCTTTTCTTCGGGAGTAAGGATGACTTCCTTGACTGCCTTGGCAACTGAACCCTGTCGGCCATCCGCACGCATTGTCGTTGACATGATCGTTAATCCTTAACGTTGAATGAGCGTAGAAATTGACGCGCCCCATTTCAGGGACACTTTACGCGCAGGGCTCGGGATTGCGCGTCGCGGCTGACTGTTCAGACCCATCCTTGGGAATGACCGGCTGACCCGGCAAGGCTCCATGCTCGGGGGCTCCGACTTTCGCCCCGTCAACGCTGCCTGTTAAGACTTAGGCCACGCTGCCGGTAGTTAGTTCCCGCAAGTTCGACGAAAACCGAAAAAAAGTTTTGCACCGTTTTGGTGCGTTAAGCCTTAACGCGACATGCCGTGCTCTACTCCACTAGTGTTGTAGTTGACTATAGCACCATCACACTCGGCGCTCGGGCCTTGGGTTCGGGCCTTGGGCCTTTGGTGCTTGTGGCCTTGTGGCCGCATTACAGGCGCGCCACGCGGCGCGGCCTTGACCCTTGGGCATGGCATCGCCTTGGGTGCGATCGCCTTACCTGTGCCATTTGTAGGACAGTTATCCACAAGCTAACCCATTGATTGTGCATGTTGTTATTTAACCACGATCAACTCTGATCCCCTACTTACTAACAGGTTATGCACAATGTTATCCACAACCCACAGCCTAGTCATGTTGCAGTGCAGTATCAGTGCTTGTGCAGTGCAATATAGATCGGGTCTTATGTTGCAGTGCAAAACGTCAACGCTAATGAGAATCGTTCGCATCCCGGGGCCGCCGGCCCCCCCTCTTACCATTGCGAATACTTTTGCACCTATATCCCCTAACGGGGAGGTCAAAACGGGTCCTCCGCTGTTACCACCGGAGTCCCAAGGGGACCGAACGACCGTATGGGAGTGAGAGGTGGTAAATACAGCAATTTTAGAGTTTTGTTTGGTCTTAACTTGTTGATTTAGAACGATTTGCGCAGAATACAGCCCGGAGGGGTGTTTCTAGCAATCATAAGTCTTTGATTTTGTTATAATAGTCTGACAAGACTATTGACAGTGTTTTTGTGAATTGCTATAATATTGCTTGAGAGGAGTAGAAGAGCCGGAAGGCTCTTCCCTTGAGGTCGAGCCGGAGGGGGAAAAGGGGCACCCGACGAGACCGAAAGGACTCCGATACAAAGGGATACTATGCCCAAAATAAGCCTACTAGTTCTTCTTCTACTTTCTGGCTGTGCTCCTCAAGGTTTAGTTGAATACAACAACGCTAAGGAGTGTGCTAGGCAGCAGGATATCTACGCTTCCGTAGAATTCTGTGCCAACATGGCCGAAGGTATCTGTACCCTCACACCCGAAGACCTCAGGCAAGCTAAGGCTGCCCGAGAAGCCTCCAAGAGACTTAACTGCTAATGCCATCAGCTTTCGACAAAACCCCCAAAGGGAAGAAGCGCTACGAGGATGCCCTAGATAAGTACTACGCTAGGCAGAAGGGCAAGGCTCCTATCACTACGCAATCTCCACTCAAGCTTCCCGGCGACAAGACTAGGCAGCACACATAATGCCCAAGTACACAGTACCACCCTACACCCCCGAAGATGACGCCTCCCCGGCGTTCGATCCGGGTATGATCCCCGCCTCTGATATTGGGGGGGAGAAGGCCGTTAAGGCCGCCGTCAAGAAGGCCTACGCTAGGGCTACGTCCAAGGATACCTCCTTCCAGATGGAGAAGCGGGTCCACGGTGGGACTAGGCTGCACCAGAAGGGTGGCGGATACATCAAAGGTCGGTAAGTGTCGACCTTCACCCAACGTGTCAACGCCATCATCAATGGTAAGATCGAGTCAGGTACATTCATCCTGTACCCCGAGCTTCCCACTGAGGCCGGGACGGTAGTAAATCCCGAGATACCTTACGGGTGGCTGACTAGATACACGAACAACACGGGAGATGGCACTACCAACATCTCCACGGCGTTTACCAACATGTTGAACTGCGGGATCAAGCGTTGCTTCGTCCCCGCGCCGACAACTGCTTGGGCCCTTTCTGGGCAGGTTACTTGGGTACCGGGAGTCATAGTCGATTGCGGTAGGGGTTGCCTCTTCCTCTCGACCAGAGCCTCCGGCCAGTGGACCTTCCTGATGCAGGGGATGACCTACCTCGACGGGGGTGGGTTCTTTGGTGGGATGCTCCACGTTCAGAACGACGGGGCTAATGGGATCAGGCTCTATCAGACCCGTAACTTCCACATGGACGATTTCTCCATCCGTCACATCGGGACGCTTGGGGGTATCGGGCTCGAACTGAACGGTGGTGATGATGCGGCCCCTACGGGGGGTTGTCACCACAACGTGATGGGCGACTCGATGTTCATCTACAAGTTCGCTACGGGCTTGAAGATGTACTCGGACAACACCACTTCTGGTTTGTCTACCGCCAATTGCAACAGAAATACCATTGGTCGAATCCACATCAACGCTTGTACCACGGGGTTAGATGTTGATAGGGCTTCCACCAATGCTATCCACTGTAGCCTCCAGTCTAACACGACGGGAGCAAACATTGGAGCCACCGGCGATAAGAATCTTTATGACCTTATCTCCGAGGGCAACACGAAGCCTCTAATCGTTAACGCCTCGAACAACAACAGTTTGTTCGCAGGGAACATAGTTACGGGAGACTTCGTTAACGGAGCAGGAGCGGCAACGCCTCCGCCCGTCACAGCTACGGTGTTGTCGGTCTACACCTTCCAGCCCCCTCGGGACATAACACTCCCCAACGGTGGTGGGTGGAGATTCACCAACCCGCACGACGCTGGTCCGATGCGTCTTACCGCCTTCCAAGCAGGACAGAGCCTGAGGCTCGGTCAGAGGCTCGCAGCGGGCACGGTCACAGACCTAGTGGAATTGTCCTACGACGCTACAGCGCCGTTCACAACGTTCCTACAGCCGCTTAAGCACGGTACTAGCTCTGGACCTCAAGTTAGCTCCGGTACTGGTACGCCAGAAGGCGCGGTTACAGCTCCGAAAGGGTCGCTGTTCCACAGAACCGATGGTGGTGCCGGTACTTGCGTCTACCAGAAAGAATCGGGAGCCGGTAACACCGGGTGGATCGCGCTAGTAGGCGCATCCCACACTCACCCCGAATCAGACATTACTAGCCTAGTCTCGGATTTGGCTCTAAAAGCCCCCCTAGCTTCCCCTACCTTCACGGGTACGGTGAATCTACCGGGAACCACGATCATAGCAGCAGGCTCCGCTTCGGCCAATAGCTGGCCTAAGATGACGGCTGGGACCGTCCTGACGACAGCGGAAGACGGAGCCATAGAAGTAGACGCTGATTGCTTCTACCTCACCACGGACGCGGGAAATCGCGGGGTGGTGGCGACAAGGCACCTTTGCCGAGCCGACGCTACTAGGACATTCACTTCCAACACGAACCAGCAAGCGATCTTCACGACGCCTGCAAACGGCACTCTAACTCTCGAAACGGGTTGTTACTTGTTCGAGGGACTGATTGCGATGACGAGCATGTCGGGTACCTCAGGTAACGGCAAGTTCTCTCTCATCGGAGCTGGCAGTGCCACTTTAGGTTCTATCCTTTGGCAAGCCGACGGATATGACGCGGCAGCCGAAGCTGCGGCAGGAGCAACAGGTGGTGGTTGGCACGTTATTGCTACGCAAACGGCGGTCGACATCGTTACCGCAGCGGTCGCTACAGCCCTGTGCTTTAGCGTTAAAGGAACCTTCGAGGTTACTGGTGCGGGAACCATCATACCGTCCTTCGCACAAACTACGGCAGCGGGGGCTATAGTCTCCGTGGGCTCTTACTTTAGTTGCAGCCGAATCGGCAGCACTTCTCTCACTTCAGTTGGACAGTGGACTTAATATGTCAGGACCCAATAGACCCCGAACTGGTACGAACAAAGAGTACAGACGCACAGTTTCCCTCGCAGAACAGCGTAGGGATGACAGCATAGAGATGCACATGCGTGCTGCTGCCAAGATTGACAGGGGTGAGACTAAACACGTTATGATCCCCGCTGTCGCATCGTTCATGCACAAGTACGCTGCCAAGCAGCTATCTAGAAACTCCAAGAGGAATCCGAAATGAAAGCACGTTATAACACCCCTGTACGGGCTCAAAAGACTCTCGCTAAGGGCGGGCGCAAGACGCCTACAGCCTTTCGCCCCAAGACAGCAGGTAAACTCTAATGCGCTTACCGCAAGACGTAGCGGCATTCCCGCTTCCGGGGTTTAATTACTCCGGTCTCCGCTCTGCAACTCTGACTGCGGGTGCCGCTTCCACACGAGTAGCCATTCCTACTGGCTCCGCCGGTAAGTTCGTGGTGGTTCGAGTCTCTGCTCCAGTCTGGTTACTGTTCGGTAACTCAGCAGTGGTTGCGGCGGCTGACGCTTCTTCGGAACTCTGGGCAGGCTCAGAACTGATTCACTACGTCCCAACTACGGCCACGCACATTGCGGCCATCCGGGTTGGCGCGGCTGACTGTGCTCTTCAGCTTGAGATGCTCTCGGACAACCAGCTCGCTTAATGGCTAAAGTATACGGCTCAATTCCGTCGGCGGTGGCCTTACCGGCTATCCCGACGAATCTGCAAGTAGTCAACGACTCCGAAACTGCGTCATCGTTTGCGATGACTTGGGATATTCTCGGAGATGCTGACAACTTCACGCTGTATATAAACGGGGCTCCTTTTGGCCCCCTCAGTGCTCCGCCTGCCTTAGTTACCAATCTTTCGCCGGGACTAGACTACAATGTCCAAGTACAAGCGTCGAATAGCTTCGGCTCATCTAACCTCTCGTCGGTAGTAGTTGCTACTACTAATCCCAACACTGCGCCTCAGTGGCTCATAACTGACCAATCATTCTTCACGGGTGTGCCCGTAAGTCTTGATCTGGACACAGTGTCGGTAGATGCAGATAACCACACCCGAACGTACGCAGTAGTCTCGGGCTCTGTTCCGGGTGTTTCTCTGGCTGGTAAGATTTATTCGGGAACTCCCACTACTCCGGGTAGCTATCCTCTAGTTCTAAGGGTTTCTGATCCGTACACGAGTACGGATATTTCTATTACTGCCACAGTTGCTAACGTCGACACTACGGGTCCTACTGCTCCAGTAATCTCTACCTCAGCGGTTGGTTCCACAGTTACGACAAGTATCGTAACTCCAAGCACCGATGCTTCGGGTATCCTGAAGTACAATATCCAACGATCAGTTGGCGGCGCTAATAGCTTCTCGTTCCGTTATTCGATCTTCCCGCCGTCGACCTCTGGCTTTGAAACTGGAGTTCCAGACGGAACTTGGGATTATAGGTGCCGAGCAGAAGATAACGTAATTCCCGCCAATCAGGGAACATTCTCTTCTACTTCTACTGTGGTTGTGTCCACAGCGGCGCAAGCACCAGATGTGCCGATTAACTTTGACGTTACTCGTTTCTCTAATTCGAGACTCGATAGCGTTTGGGCTGCGGGTCCTAACGGAGCTGCCCCCACCAGTTACGAGCTGGATCGCTCCCTCACCGGAGCTAATGCTCAAACTCCGGGTGCTGCTGGCTGGACTAACGTTTTTACGGGTTCGGCCACTACTTACCAGAATACTGGTCTTAGCGCCAACACGATTTACTACTACCGAGTTCGTGCCTTAAATGGCGTAACCCCGTCTTCGGGGTACGCTACTGATAACGCATCCACCGCTGCCGCAGCCAATAGGGTTGTTTACGCAGAATCTACGTTCGCTCTAGGTGATTTGGAGAACATGCCCTCCACACCCAACGAAACGGGTACTGGTGGCATAATCAAGCGCCTGAACTCCGCTATGGCGGTTGGTTCAGTGCTGATAAACGATGCTGGTGGATTCGGAGAACTTAGCGCCGGACAGAGTTCCCACGGCGACTGCACTCCTAGTGGTGTAGGCGACGTTAAGCTTCTGCAATCAGAAACTCTTAGTTGGCCCGGTTTCTCCAACGAAACAGTTTTACCGCGTCAACCGGGCGGGTACATGCTCCGTCTTCCCACATATCGGGCGGATAGTCCGAGTGATGGCAACACGATGGGCGGGCAAGTAAAGCACTACGAACAAGTTAACATTCCTCCACCCACAGGCGGATATGTTCACGAAGCGGCGAAGTGTAAGCCGCGCTGCTACGCCCACTGGACTACTACTCAAACTACTGATCCTTACGGGCTTCCCTTCGATACTTACATCTGGATGGGGTTTTCTGTTTACTTGCCGGATAGTTGGGAAACATCGCAGCTAGCTGGCGGGCAGCCGAATAATGGTCCCACCATTCTAGAAACTTCGATGCCCTCGGATTCGGACAGCAACTTTTTGGAGTTGCGGCTCATTAAGCCTACGTCCGGTCAAAACTGGAAGAATCCTAACGGCACGCAAACGTTCAACAATGACACTTACTGGTGCCTTGAATACTACATTAGTCGCCTAACATCAACTAAAAACTCGGCGGATTTAGATGTTAAAATAGCTCTCCGCCCCACAGCCAGTGATTTGGGCAGGTGGACGGATATTGTGATGCGGGTTAGATTAAACCCCTTTCAATCATCTAAGGGCGATCCGGCAAGTCAAACTGTGGCCGGACAAGTTATGCGGCGCGATACTGGCAGCATAGACGTTTGGATGAGTAGTGGTGCTCCTGACGGTAGTGGGAACCGCGCGATTAGCGAGGGTAGTCCCATCTACACTTCTCCTGCTGGCGGAGGTTTTGGTCTACGTCCTAGGGACACCAATTCTCGCCACACCTTCAGATTCATGAATTATTCTTTCTTTCTAAAATCAGATGGAATCCCCGGCCAAACACAAGATCGTACTCACCCCATCTTTCTTTATATGGCGGATATGCGCTTCGGTGTAGGGGAAGTTACTTCTAATTCCAATCACGTTAACACTTATCAAGGCGGAGTGCTGTCGGGCTTTAACGACGTACTTCCGAGGTCGTAATGGCAACTTGTACTCTAGCCGTAGCTACCGCAGATACGGGTGTCAGCCCCAACACTTCCGGTGCATTTACACCCGCTCTGGGTGATTTGCTCGTTGTGTTTGTGTCTGGCTCAGCATCCGTAGACGGCGGCGTTGGGTCACTTACAAGTTCAATTGGTGGATTTACTTTTTCACTAATTGTTAAGGGAATACGCTCTGGCGGTACTGACAGTACTTGGACCTACGTTTCTGATGCTCTTGTTTCTAGCGCCACCTCACAAACAGTAACTTGGGGGGCCTCTGGCGCTGACGAAACCACAGGCACGATCATACACGTTTATCGTGTTGCCGGCATATCTAAATCTGGATTAGCGGCTATACGGCAGAATACAGCAGATAGTGGTGGTTCCGGTGTAACTTGCGATGCTGACTTTGGCGTCGCTTGTTTAACTGACAATCCCACACTAACGATGATGTGCAACATCTCTTCTCCTTCTGGTATGTCTGCCCCTAGCGGATGGACGGAAGATGCTTCTGCTGATGTAGAATACGCTACCCCCACTTTCGCAGCAACTGCTGCTTACAGAAATAGCGGCTTTGCTGGCACCAACATTGGTTGGGGCTCGTCTGCTACTGGTTGGGGTAATGTGATTCTTGAGATTGATGCTAGTGGTGGAATTCCAGTCATAATGAACTCATATCGTTTTCGGAGTAACTAATGCAATTTCTTAAAACCAACACGGCCACGAGAATCTCGGTGGGACCGTTCCTCGACAAAACTGACGGGGTAACACCTGAGACTGCGTTAACCGTCTCCAACTGTAAAATTACGGTTATGGCGGAGACGGACGATAACTCCGACCCCACACTCGTACTTGATAACGTTGCCGGTAACGACGCTACCAACACCCTTACACACGTTACGGGCGATGATGCTGGTTACTACAACCTGCGTCTCACAGCGGCCAATCTTAACCGATTGGGTAGGCTGCGAGTTCAGATCAATGATGCGGCGAATCATTGCCCCGTATTTCACGATTACACGATCCTTCCTGCCAATGCCTACGACGCTATGGTTAACGGCACTGGTGTGGGTCTCCGCTCAGACATGCAGGGCTATCTAGGCACAGCAGCCGCTGCTGCCGACACTGCTGGCTACGCTAAGGTCACAGTCAAGAACGGCTCAGGTACTGGCGAAATCTCGCTGTCCTCGGGTCAGGTGTCCATTAGCTCTTCGTCTGAAACCTCTATCGCCTCTAAGGTGTGGGACGAAGCTTCGTCCTCGCACGTTGCGGCAGGCTCCTTCGGCGCTGCTCTGTTCGTTATTCGCTCGAACACAGCTCAGGCCGGCTCTGGTACCACAATCACACTAGACGCGGGTGCTAGCGCAACTAACGACTTCTACGCCAACCAATTGCTCTCCATCGTGAGTGGCACAGGTGTTGGTCAGGGTCGTATCGTTACGTCTTATGTCGGAGCTACCAAGGTGGCTACGGTCTCTGCGTGGGCAGTTAACCCAGACAACACGTCTAGGTTTGTTATCCAACCCCTCGGCTCCATTCCGGGTGCATCAGCCCCGACTGCTGCCCAGAACGCTGCTGCGGTGTGGGATGAGGCCGCCTCTTCGCACGTTACTGCTTCTAGCTTTGGTCAGTTGATGAATGCGTTCTCGCACCGCACGGGCACAGCCCAAGCTGGATCGAGTCTCAGCATTACGCTTGACGCTGGAGCATCGGCCACCGATAACCGATACAACTACAACTATGTCTCCATTCTGTCTGGTACAGGATTTGGACAGACTCGCCAGATCACGGCCTACGTTGGCTCTACCAAGGTTGCTACGGTTAACCTTGCGTGGACGGTTAACCCGGCCTCTGACTCGGTGTTCTTCATCCTTCCGGGCGGACTTGACGCGGCTACGGTTGCTTCAATCGCCTCCGGCGTTTGGGCGGCCACTCGTGCCTCCAACCAGACTGCTGGTACGTTCGGTGAGTTCACCTTCTCTGACGCCATCCGGTTCTCCGGAGACTCGACCGCAGCAGATAACGCTGAGTCGTTCTTCGATGGCACTGGATACGCTGGTACTAACAACGTCATCCCGAGCGTCACGACTGTGACGGGTAACGTTAACGGTAACGTCTCTGGGTCGGTTGCTAACGTCCTAGCTATCGCGGCTAACGCTGTGAACGCTTCGGCTCTGGCTACGGACGCTGTGACGGAAATCCAGACGGGTCTCGCCACTGCGGCTGCTCTGTCTACGGCTCAGACGGACCTTACGACCATTAAGGGTAAGACCAACAGTCTCACCTTCACGGTCGGTGGTCAGGTTGACGCCAACATTCAGTACATCAACGATGCGGCGGTCACGGGTATCGGCTCGGCTGGCAACCCGTGGGGTCCGTAAGCCTGAATGAATAGTTCGGCATGGAGAGCAGGGTCTTGGGTCTCAGGTTCGTGGGTAGCCACGTCTTGGGTCCAGCCAGTGGGGGCGACGTACGCTACGTCGACTCCCCCTAAGGCCCAGCTCCTTAGATTGTTCTTCGCATCAGTAAGACCAAGGTAACAACATGGATAACGGACAAGCCGTAACTAAGGCCCCGCACAAGTTTCAGAAAGGCGTGTCGGGCAACCCCGCAGGAAGGCCTAAAGGGTCCAAGAATAAGATCACCTTGATGAAGATAGCCCTAGAGGGTGACCTTCGTACAAGGCTCGGACAGAGTGCTCATCAAATCCTTCAGGTAGCAATTCAAAAGGCTATTGAAGGTGATACGGGCATGATAAAGCTTCTGGTGGATAAGATGATCCCCACCAGCAAATCGGTGGACGATGAACCTGCTAAGGAACGTGTCCAAATTTTCATTGACAGACTTAAGGACGAGCGCACCGAAGTTAAAGGTCGCACGTTTGAAGAGGAAAGCATAGATGTATAATTCCAAACAGGCCACTGGCGGGGATTGCAAGAGTTCTCCCGGTGACAAGATTCATAGCGCGAAGGCTCGTAAGCCTGCTCGCATTGGTCTCGACAACAACGGTGGCTCGCATAACCGCGGCTCCGGCAACAAGAAGGGTTAATTAAATGGCAGTTCAAGCACTAGCTCGGCGTCAGTTTCAGGACGTATTCAGCGAGGTTATCACGGGTAAGGTTACCCTTGACATGCCCAACGCGGCTACAGGTTCCGGTACATTCGCCGTGATTTCGCAGGCTGTCCCCGGCGCGTCTTTGGGCGATATCGTCCTTGTAGCTCCCGCTGTGGACGTGAACGACTCTGCGGTGGTTGGTAACGTGACTTCGGCCAACGTGGTCGAGTTCGTGTTGCTGAACAACACAGCCGGCGCACGCGACCTCGCGTCGACGACTTACAACTTCGTGGTCCTCAAGCCCAACCCCTCAGTCTTTATCTAATAAGATATGGCTGACGAGAGAGCCAGTCTGACGTTTCCGCTACATGACGCCCAGCTAACCATCTTTGATGACGCTGCACGTTATAAGGTAGTGGCCGCAGGTAGAAGGTTTGGCAAGTCGCATCTCGCGGCTGTCACCCTCCTGCTTAAGGCTATGGAGGATACGAACCAAGCTGGTTACGATGTAACGAAGATGGAAGTCTATTACATCGCTCCTACGTTCGAGCAGGCCAAGAAGATCATGTGGCCCAAGCTAAAGGACCTAGGGAAGTTAGCCAAAGAGGGTGGAATCATCGAGTCGACGATTGAGAACACTGCGGTCATGACTCTGGTCAACGGTCGCAGAATCTCCATCAAAGGCGCAGATAGGCCGGACTCCCTTCGAGGCGTCGGTCTTTCTTACGCTGTACTAGATGAGTACGCCTTCATGAAGCCAGATGTTTGGTCGATGATTATTCGACCCACGCTGGCGGACGTTGAGGGAGAAGCCCTGTTCATAGGTACCCCTGACGGTAAGAACCATTTCTTCGAGGTATTCGAGTACGCCAAGAAGCACGAGCCCCTTTGGGCCGCTTGGCAGTTCGATTCCCTCTCTAACCCAATCCTTAACCCCGATGAAATTAGACAAGCTATCGAATCCTCTAACATGTCCGCTTCAGCGGCCAAGCAGGAATTCGGGGCTTCGTTTAGCGCCGGGGGTGGTGAAATCCTCTCTGAAGCTTGGTGGAAGTATTCCGAAGAGCCTACAGATGGAGATTACTACATTGCGGTTGATCCGGCTGGATTCTCTACGGAGGGCAGCCTTAAAAAGGGTCAACTCAAGATCAAAGACGAGTGCTCTATAGCTATCGTCAAGGTCAGCACTAAGGGCTGGTGGGTTAAGGAAATCATTAGCGGAAGGTGGGACGTGCGCGAGACCGCGCTCAAGATCATCAAGGCGTACATAGACACTAAGCCCATCAAGCTAGGTGTCGAGAAGGGTTCGTTGAAAAACGCCATAGGACCCTACTTGGACGACGAGATGAAGCGGTTCAATCGGTACTTCCTAGTTTGGGACCTAACCCCCGGTGGGCGTAACTCTGGAGGCAAAGAGGATAGGATTCGGTGGGCTCTGCAAGGCAGGCTGGAGAAGGGTCGTATGTTCCTCAACAAAGAGGGTGCAGAAGACTTCAACTCTTGGCAGCGCAAGCTTATCGACCAAGCCTCGGACTTTCCATCGCCGCTAACCCACGACGACTTAATCGACTCTCTGGCCTATATTGACCAGTTGGCAGATGTGGTCTACTACGAGAATTCCTCGGTAGATACTTGGCAACCGTTAGACCTCATTTCAGGATTCTAAATGTACGAGAATGATGTAAAGAACGAAGCGCCACAATCAGCCGATGTAGACACAGAGTTAGTCGGCTGGATCATGACTCGCGTCAATCGGTGGAGGTCCACCCGAGACACGAACTTCCTCAAGGATTGGGAGAAATACTATCGCATCTGGAAAGGAGAATGGGACCCGTCTTCTAAGGCTCGGGATATGGAGCGCTCCAAGCTTATCGCTCCCGCTACTCAGCAAGCCGTGGATTCTATGCACGCTGAAATGTCCGAAGCCACCTTCGGCAAGGGTATGTGGTTTGATGTCGAAGATAACGATGATCCAGACCAACTTGCAAAGGCCCAGCTATCAAGATCGAACTTGCTGGATGATTTTGATAGAGATTCCGTACCCACTACGATCCGAGAGGCGTATCTTCTTGGAGCCATATATGGTACAGGGATCGCAAAGCGCGTTATATTTGAAGGACCACCCGTGGACCCATTGGGAACAATACCCGATGAAGCTCCAATTTCTGCCTCCGTATCGTGGGACGCAATCCCACCGTATAACTTTGTCATAGACACAGCGGCTCGAAACATCGAGACAGCCTTGGGCTGTGCTCACGAAACAATCCGTCCTAGCCACGAGATTGAAGCCAAACAGCGTTCCGGTGAGTACAATCCCGGCGTGCTAGGGATAGCCTCTGGCTATCTCGTTAACGAGGCAGGCTCCGGCCCCTCTAGTACTGGCTTGGAAGTGGAACCTTCCGATGGCGTAGCTATCACCGAATATCACGGCCTTGTCCCCGCTCGTTTCATGGAACCCGATGAAGAGGAACCACCGGAAGAGATGAAGGACATGGTTCCAGACGACGAAGCAGAGGAAGGAGAACTCCCCGAGAAGCTGGTGGAAGTGATCGTCACTATCGCCAATAGCTCGTTCCTCCTAAAGAAGGTTGCTAACCAGTTTAATGATCGGGGTATCATTGCCTATCAACACGATGTTGTCCCGAATCGCTTTTGGGGTCGCGGTGTCCCCGAGAAGGCCTTTAACTCGCAGAGCGCGCTGGACGCGGAGCTTCGCGCTCGGATAGATGCTCTTGGTCTCATGACCTACCCGGTTATGGGAGCAGACGCTACTCGCTTGCCGCGTAATCTTAACCTGAAAATTCAGCCGGGTAAGACCTTCCTAACTAACGGTCGGCCTAGCGAAGTTATCGAACCTATCACATTCGGAAACCTTGACCCCTCCTCTTTCCAGCACGCTGGAGATATGGAGCGCATGGTTCAAGCCGCTACCGGCAGTTACGACGCCTCGGCACAGAACGCTATGGACCCCTCTAGGGCCACATCAGGCGGCATGTCGATGGCCATTAGCTCCATGATTAAACGAGCGAAGATGACCATGTTCAACGTGGATCAGTCTTTCCTCGACCCACTCGTCAGAAAGAGTCTCCTTGTCTACCGTAAGTTGGAACCGGAACGCTATCCGATTGACACTCAGTTCACGGTTAACTCGTCCATGTCTATCATGGCCCGCGAGTTTGAACAGACACAGATGACCAACCTTCTGGCTATCATACCGCCGGAACTCCCGGCGTACATGCTTGTGCTACGGTCCATCATAGAAAACTACTCCGGTCCTTCCAAGGATAAGCTGGTTGCTTCCATCGACGAGATGATGAAGCCCGACCCCAAGAAGCAGCAAATGGAAGAGATGCAAGAGAAGCTCAAGATGGCTGAGGCTCAAGCGACGGTTCAAAACCTCGTCAAGGAAGGACAGAAGATTGACTCAGAGATACAGCTCAATCAAGCTAAGACTGCTAAGGAGCTTACTTTGGCTAAGCTTGAGGATGACAAGGTTGAACTTGACGCTGCTCGGATTGTTATTGAAGAGCGGCAAACCCGTGTTCAAGAAGAACAGCTAAACCTCAACGAGAAGGAGCTGCACATCAAGAACAAGGAAGTGGAGAATAAGAAGAATGAGCCTAAGTCCAAGTGATAATCAGGTCTTCGATGACTACACGGAAATGTTCCTAACTAGCGGTTGGGGACGGTTCGTGGAAGACATGAAGAAAAACCAGAACGCTATCGCGCCGACTATCATGTCCGCAGATGTAGAAATTAAGGATATATACCGCCTCAAAGGTCGTAACGACGTTTGGCAGTATATCATCAGTCTTAAAGATCAGCTAGATCAGATTAAGAAAGCCATGGAAGATCAGGATGAGTAAGCTCTTCCTGTTCGACTTTGAATGTGATGATGGCCACCAGTTCGAGGAATTGGTGCAACCCAACGTTACCAGAATCAAGTGCCCTACCTGTTCCGTGGGCGCTTCCCGTTTAATCTCCGTGCCAAATATTGCCTATAGGCTTATGGGGGTCGATCCCGACTTCCCGACGGCAGGAGATAAGTGGGCCAAAATGCAGGAACAACGCAAAGCGGTTGACAAGGGCGGACTCTAACCCCCAACCGTACTACCCCTCGGTCCCCCGAGATAAGGAGATACTATGAGTAATGAAGCACCAAATGATGACCTGATGGCCGAAGAGGCTGCAATCCAAGCGCCGGACCTTTCCAAGGACATTCCGGACACTGGTCGGGCAGTTCCCGACAAGTATAAAGGTAAGAGCGTTTTCGATCTTATCGACATGCACATGAATTCTGAAAAGGTACTGTCCCGTCAGGGTCAGGAACTTGGAGAACTTCGGCGTGCAAGCGATGAGCTGTTAGGTTTCAGGAAGGAGAATGCTCCGAAAGAGAAAGTCAAGGTAACTGCTGACGAACTCTTCACGGACCCCGACAAGACGGTAAATCAAGCTATTGAACAGTCTGCTATCGCCGATCAGGTGACGCAGCAGTCCAAGAAACTTGAGGCTCTTGAGAGAAGCATCGGCCAGAACGAATTCGAGGGACGCTACCCCGGATTCATGAGCGATGTGTCTAACCCGGACTTCCAAGCTTGGGTGATGGCTAATCGCGCTAGGGCAGGTCTTCTGTCGAGTCTGAACAACAACTACGACTTCGCGGCTGGAACGGCACTGTGGGAGATGTGGGACGAGTATAATAGCTCCCCCAAATCTACCGCCAAGGCCAACAAGAGGAAGGCAATCTCGGACGCTAGTACCGTTCGTAACGCCCCCTCAGAAGGTGTGCGGAAGCCCACCTACAGCAGAGCGAAGCTAATGGACTTGCAGGTGAAGGCCCAAAGAGGCGATCCTGCTGCCCGTATACGTTGGAATGACCCGGCTTTCCAGAAGGAATACCAAGAGGCTTACGCTGAGGGTCGGGTTAAGTAACTCCATTTAACCAAAGGTAAACTATCATGGGTTTAGGCACTGGCCAGATTACCACCACAATTGCTGGTAGTAACAACGGCTTTATCCCCGAACTGTGGTCTGATGAGATTGCAGTTCGGTACAAGGCAAACCTTGTACTCGCCGACTTGGTTGAGAACATGGACCATTCCGGGCAGTACGGTGACGTGATTCACGTTCCGTCGATCACCCGTGGCACGACTGCACAGCAGTTCGGTTCACAGGGTGCAGAAGTGAGCTTCACGGCTCCGACTGTGCAGGAATTCCAGATCGCTCTCGACCAGTGGTGGGTGCACGGCAAGCAGATCGTGGACATCGTTGGCAAGCAGGCTCTTCCGTCGATGCGGAAGTTCATTGTGGACGACATGTCCTACTCACTCGCTCTCGCGGTTGACGACTATCTGAACGACACGGTGGCTGCGCTTCTGCGCGGTGCGTCGGCTCGTGCGGGTATGTTCATCGGCTCCGATGGCAACACCGCGTGGGATGCCACTGCGAACACCAACACCGGCAACGGTACGGCGCTCGCGGACGAAGGTATCCGTCGGTCAATGCAGCGTCTAGACGACCTCGACCTGCCGGGAAGCGAACGCTTCTGGCTGGTTCCGCCGGTCGAAAAGAAGCGGTTGCTCGGCATCCCGCGATTCACTGAACAGGCTTTCGTAGGCGAGGGCGGGTCAATCCGCAACGGCTATGTGGGCAAACTGTACGGTGATGAGGTCTACGTTTCCTCGAACTGCGCGGCCTTTCAGGCTACCGACGCGACGACTAACTATCGTCAGGTTGTGTATGCCCACAAGTCGGCAATCATCTTGGCGACGCAGATCAAGCCTCGTGTCCAGTCTCAGTACAAGCTCGAATTCCTGTCGGATGCACTCGTCGCAGACGTTGCTTTCGGCGCGAAGGTTGTGCGTACGGAGAACACCACGTCGCTTGACCGCGGTCTAGTTCTCGCAGTCCCTGCGTAAACTGACTAGGGGAGGGGGCCGAAAGGCCCCTGACCCGACTAATGACATACCTAGAAATAGTAAACAAAGTGATGCGAAGGCTCAGGGAACCCACCGTTGGGTCAGTCTCTGAGAATAGCTATTCTCGCCTTGTAGGCGAATTCGTTAATGATGCCAAGCGCGTAGTTGAAGACGCTTGGGCTTGGCGTGGACTCCTAGATACCGTGCCAATAGTGACTGTAGGGGGTACTACCTTCTACGATTTTCAAGATGTCAACTGTACAATTTCCGGCGCACCAGCAACCGAGAATGCTCGACTTTACGTCGACCCGGAGACTGGTGAACCCCTTATTCGTATAACTACGGATAACCAAGAGGCGGCTATAACTCTAGTTTCGCCCTCTTACAAGTTCATTGAGCGCCAAAGGGAAGCCAATGATAACTCCACTGGTAAGCCGAGTGCTGTGTTCTTTCAAACTACTTCTACTCCCACAAGTGGTAGAAGCTCTATTAGAATTAGGTTTAATCCTACTCCTGATAATGTTTACGCTGTTTCTTTCTTCGTAATCAATCCGCAGAATGATCTGGAGTCTGACAGCACTAGTCTGCTGGTTCCGTCATTCCCGGTGGTTCAGCTTGCTTACTTGTACTCCTTGTACGAGCGCGGAGAAGAGATCGGAGAGAGCCTCACTCTTACCTCTGAGAAGGCCGATAAGGCCCTCGCCGATGCCATAGCGTTCGATTCCTCAATGACCTCAGAGTTTATCTTTAGGCCAAATTAAGTGGGTCAATCCGCTCCTCTCGTACCGTTAACGTTGATTGGTCCGGGCTTCGCCGGCATGAACACGCAGACGGCTAACACCATCTTGGGGCCTGAGTGGGCCTCGGAGGCACTCAATCTTGTATTCGATGATTCAGGGCGGCTCTCCACTCGACGCGGGTGGTCCTCAATCACTTCTTCCCCCATGGCTGGCACCCCGGATATCAACCAGATATTTGAGTTCTTATCCCTCGCCGGTGTGTCTACAATTGTGTCTGCCGCTAATAACAAGCTCTGGAGCGGTACAACCGCCCCAACTGATATCACCGGCGCAGTGGCGATTACGGCCAACAATTGGCAGTTCCAAAACTTTAATGGCAAGGTAGTTGGTCTTCAAGCTTCACACGCTCTTATCTCTTGGAACGGCGCTGGTAACTTCGCAAACGTTGTTGCGGGTTCTGGCACAGTTCCTGATGGTAATATCCTTCTCAGCGCCTTTGGTAGGCTCTGGGGTACCAGCTCGAACGGTCAAACGATCAAGTACTGCGGTCTCCTAGACGAGACCAATTGGGGTGGGGTAGGCTCTGGCTCCATCAACATGACCAACGTTTGGACTGATGGTGTTGACCAAGTTCAAGCTCTAGCGTCATTCAACAACTTCTTAGTTATCTTCGGTAAGCGTCACGTTGTGCTTATCGAAGACGGCTCAGGCTCCACGATTGGCCTTGACCCTCTCCTAATGACGGTCGCCAACATCATGGCCGGCACGGGCTGCATAGCCCGAGATAGCGTCCAGAACATAGACGGTAACGACCTGTTCTTCCTGTCCAACACGGGGGTTCAGTCGATTCGTCGGGCCATTGAAGCAGAGGGCAACCCTCTCCGAGATGTGTCTAAGAACGTTCGAGACGTACTAATGACCGATGTGGCGGCTACTACGCTGTCCACCGTTCGCAGCACCTACAACCCTAGATTGGGCTTCTACCTAATCCTTCTGCCGGCAGCCAACAAGTTCTATTCCATCAGCACCAAGTTTGCTCTAGAGGATGGAACGCTGCGAATCACTCGGTGGGATAGCTTCATCCCCAAGAGCCTCGTTACCCTGTACGACGGGTTTACCATGTACAGCGGCAAGGTAGGCAAGATATTCAGCTACTCCAATAACCTTGACAATGGGGCTACTTACCGAATGGTCTACAATTCGGGGTGGCTCGTGGTCAGTGAGGAAGTCAGGGATAGGATCAAGATTCTCAAGAAGCTTGCCTCCATTCTCTTCGTCACGGGCCAAATGAACATCGTGTACAAGTGGGGATTTGACTTCAAAACGTTGTCTAACTCCCTTACGCGATCCACCATAACGTCTGCTACAGGCGCAGAGTGGGGTCTAGGTGAGTGGGGATTGGGAGAGTTTGGAGGCGGCACTGGCCTTAATGAGTTCGAGATTCCTACGATAGGATCAGGACAGTTTGTCAAAGTTGGGCTTGAGGGGGATATCAACAATACCTCCGTCGCTCTACAGCAACTTCAGCTATTTGCTAAGGTTGGGAGAATTACCTAATGTCGAATTATAGCCCTATTGTCAACTTTGCCGCTAAGGACGCCCTACTCACAGGCGATCCGTCCAAGAAGATTCTAGGTACGGAAATGACGGCGGAGCTTACGGCTATCGCCACCATGTCGACCTCGAAAGAGGATACGGCCAACAAGGGCATAGCTGGTGGGTACGTTCCCCTCTCGGGAGCGGTGAAGATACTCGACACCTACCTCTCCAGCAACGTTCCGCTACTTACTAGCGCCAATACTTGGACAGCTCAGCAAGTTCTCTCTGCGGCAGCCCCCAACATTGAGTTTAACGAGACGGACGCTGCGGCCAATAACCAGCGGTGGTCTCTCGACGTTAACTCAGAGATTATGCGCTTCCGCCTCCGTAACGACGCGGACAACACCAATACCTCTTTCATGATCGTGAATCGCACGTTAAACGTTTGCGATTCCGTCGAGTTTATAACTACCAACTTCCTCCATACTGGAGATGTAGAGCTTACTGCCAACCTTAACTTAGGTCACCCGACAGACACCACGCTCAGTCGCGCCTCTGCCGGTGTGTTAGCAGTTGAGGGACACCAAGTCCCGACCAAGGACCAGACAGCTACTATATCGGCAGTTTGGAACTTCACTTCTACCCCGCAGATCGCGGGAGTGGACATTGTAGCTATCCCGCTTGTTGCGAGCACCTACACCCCCACGCTGACTAACGGTGCGAATGTCGCGGCCTCTACGGCCAACGTTTGTATGTATCTGCGGGTGGGTAACACGGTCACAGTTCACGGCTCAGTGCAGGTTGATCCTACGTCAGCCTCTACCCTGACTACTATCGAAGTGTCGCTTCCCATCGCTTCCGCTCTCACCACCATAGATCAGATCGGTGGAGTTGGGGCGGATCAGAACGGAAGTGCTCCCTACGCCATCTACTGTAACTTCACCAACGATAGGGCTATCCTGACTACGGGTTCCATTGTCGGCACTACCAACCGCACCGTGTCCTTCACGTTCGGCTACCAGTTGGTGTAATGATGAGCGAGATAGATGATCGCCAAGAAGAGCGATTAGCGAAACTAGAGGCACAGAACATTTCACTACAAGTCAGTACCGCTACTCTAATGCTATCGCAACAGCACCTATCCAACTCTATTGATAAGCTTGATGAGTCCGTTATGTTGCTGACAGAAAATATGAATAAAGCCAAAGGCGGCCTCGCGGCCATTTTGTTCGCGGCTGGCCTTGTCTCAGCTCTTGTGAGCTGGGCAGTTTCCGTGTTCGGGAGATAAGATATGTCCATTTTTGACAGCCTCTTAGGTGGTGGTGGTAGCGCAAGTAGAGCCTCGCATAACGCGATGCGCGACAGCGTATTCAACCCCTTCACGTTTGGTGGCGCTTGGGGTGGAATGGGATATACCCCCGGATACACTCCCACCAAGAAAGAGTGGCACAACGGAATGCGCCCCACACCGGGGTCCTTCCAAGCTCAGATGTCTCCCGAGATGGAAGCTCTTCGCAAGGGTTTTCTCGGCAACTCGATGGACGCTCTTGGGGGCCAAGAGAACTCTGTGCCGGGATTCCTCGGTATCTCGCCAGAGATGTGGCAGCAGTTCCAAGACTCGAACAAAGGCATGGGCCAAGACTTCATGGACGCCTCTCGCGGTTACCTCAAAGAGGAACAGCAGATGGGTCCCTACGATTTTCAGGGTACCTACGATGACCGCCTCAAGAATATGCGGCAGCAGGATCAGCCCTACGAAGATCGCACCATGTCGCAGAACTTCGATAATCAGTATGGTAAGGGCGTTCTAGCTTCTACCGCTGGACAGTACCAGACAGAGGGTCTTCAGGACTCATTCAATCGTAAAGACTTACAGCGCCACGACACTGCGTTTGATCAAGCTATGGGGCTTGGTGACCAGTATGATAGGCGTCGACAGATGCTCCAGCAAGCTGGCGCTACGTTTGGTGGCATGGGTCAAGGTACCGTTGAGAATCGCTTCGCTCGCGCTATGGCTATGTTCGGTGGTGGACAAGACGCCGAGAATGCTCGTATGGGCCGAGCCGGTGGATACATGCAGGGCATGGGTGGGCTGGACCAGTTCTTCGCCAACCTCATGCAGATGAGTGGCAACATGGGTGCTCAGCGATCCAACGCCAATGCTCAAGCTTGGAACCCGTACATACAGTCTCACATGAATTCCGACGCTGCTGGCAATGACTTCCTAGGTCAAGTTATCGGCGGTATGACCATCCCGTTCGGCGGTGGTGGCTTCAACACTGGTGGAGCACAGGGCGGACCCGCTATGGCCGGTCAGCCTTACCTCGTCGGTGAGCACGGTCCTGAGGTTATCACGCCGCAGCAAAACGGCATGATCCACCCCAACCCGAATACGCCTTCCCCGCTCAATCCTATGAACCCGATGCCGGGTCCGATGCCTATGCCGGCACCCATGAACAGCCCGATGAACCCGATGAACCAACAGCAAATGATGGGCGGAGCCTCAGGCATGTTCAATCAACTGTCTCAGAAGATGGGTGCTCCGGGTGGTGGATTCCTAGGCGGTGGTAGCTTCGGTCCCGGTAGGCTTCCTCCGGGCATGGGAGCCCCGTACGGCGGCGGAATGTCCTTCCCCCACCCCCCGATGCCCTTCGGCCTCGGTGGCGGCTCTCCGTACCCCAAAGGGCCTTCTGGAGGGTTCGGTGGCAGGTTCCCCTCTAGGCCCTATCTCGGCTCTAGTATGGCTACGGAAAAGATATTCGGAGATTACAGATAATGTCTCGCGGTCTATTTGATCTAATACACGACTACCAGAGCGGCGGATCGAATCCTACGGGCTACGCCCCCTTCGACCCTAGCTACGGCATTAGTCCCTATCAAGCTATTGCCATGCAAGCTCGCGGCAACCTCATGTCTAACCCGCACGCAGGTTCTGCGCTAGCCGGTAACGTCATAGGTGGTGCTCTCGGTAGCCTCGTAAAGAAGGGTATTGATACCTACAAAGCGAGGAAGCCGGAAGCTAAATTAGCTGCCCACATGGGGCGGGCTATTGACACCGCGCTCAATTCTAAGATAGCCAACATCATGCAGAAGGACCCGAGTATCTCGGGTAAAGATGCTATGGTTCAGGCTGCTCACGAGCTTATGGCATCAACTGCCGGGTCTCAGCAAGACCCTGACCTCAGAGACGCAGTTCGCAGTAAAGCCATGAGTGTGCTTGAATCTATGGGAGAGTTCAGTCCCGAAGCTCAAGCTAAGTTTGCGGCTGCCCTGAAAGACAAGGCGGCTGCTGGTGATCCCGGCTCCATGAAGGTGCTGGAGAATGACCAAGGGCAACGAGTTACGGTGCCCGAGAAACAGGTCCCACTGTTCATCAAAGACCACCAAGGCTTTGGGCTCATAGACACGCCCCCTACCGGACAGATTAAGCCCGGTGAGACGGTTACTGGCTACGAGAATGATAAGCGCCTTACATACGTCCACGATCCGCACGGAGACATCACGGGCCGTAAGCCCGGTCCCGGTGGGTGGGTAGCGTTCTCCGGTGACGCTAGAGCCGCCGCTGGTGGCAATGAGGCTCCTGACAACCGCACCAAGTCCGATCTGTCCGGTACTGCTGGTGACTTCTATAGCTCATTGGCCGGTCTTGAGCAAATGAACATGGCCTTCGATAATGTTGGTGGTCTCTTAGATCAGGCCGAAAAAGAAGGCATCAAAGGTACTACTGGTACTGCTGGCGCGTTCTATC